ACCATACGTCTATTGCCAAAACATTTGCTGATATAGGTATTATTTATACTATGGCAGATAAAGAAGCAGAGAGTGTACCATTCATACATATTGATGATGCATCATTTTTGAAACGCACATGGAGATATGATAATGATATGAAATGTAGATTAGGTCCTTTAGATCATGATTCTATAGAAAAGATGCTTATGGTTTGGGTAAAATCTAAGGCAGTAACTGAGGAATATCAGGGAGTGTCTGTTTTATGTACAGCATTACAGGAATATTTTTTCTATGGAAAGCAAGTATTTGAAGAGAAGAGACCAATGTTGGTTGGTTTAATTTCAAAACTTGGGTGGGATGATTATGTGAATAAAGAAACCTTTCCCACTTATGATGATTTGGTTATACGATATATGAAGAGTTCGAGTAAGTGTTTTTCTTATGATGAATGCTTCGCTCCCCAAAGTGGATTGTGTTTATTTAACGAGGTGCCAGAATATGAAAATATTATGTCAGTTTCGAAAATACACAATAACGGTACACCGCCGGGGGATCCGTTCTTGGCTATTCGTATAATTTGGATCATGTTATGTTGGTTTGTATTATATTTTAGAATTTATTTTATAATATTTTCACAGGGTATTATAATAACTATTGATTTATTTAAATCAAGATATATAGGTAACAAACTAATTAGAGCGACAGAGGAAGTGGTCCTACTAGCTTTGCTAGTCCTTTGTTTCAATTTTATTGAAAAATGGATCCATTTGATTGTACTAATGTACATGGTCTTACAGACAAAGAGAAATTTTTATTTGTTTTTAGACTCTATAAACTTTATGAGCATATCGTCCTTGCTCATATGACTATCTAAAAATATCAAACTCACAAGCGAAGCGCTTGTGTCCACGCGGATGTCCATGTATAATAGAACGTCCATACAATACAACGTAGTATGGGTGCATGGACTGAGACCTATGATAGTAAGTCTACTCACGGGTGATAAAGGCGTGGGACTATTTGTTCATGAC